TGATCTTAAACGTAAAGGTGAAATTAAAGACAGAACTCCCGCAGAATGGGGTTATGACATTATGGATCGTTCAGGATTCTTAATGTGGCTCTCGACACCTATGGCTCAAATCACCAAAGAATTAAACATAATGGGTGGTGGAGTTGGATCGCGTTACTCAAGTGAGCGTAACAGATTCTCGTTAGTAGGTGGCCCAACCGGGGGTCTACTTCAAGACCTTATGGACATGAAAGATGCTTCTGTTCGAGGAGATACTGATGCTATGCAAGATAACTTGATTAAGTTGATGCCATTTAAATTGTATTACCAACTTGCAAATGTTGCGATGGGTAATGAAAACTAACAATGAGGGGGTCATCGCGCCCCCTCTTCTACTTATAAGGAAATTATAATGACAGCTTTTGCACGTGAAGTGGTTGCGGTGACTAGCTTGGCGGGAACTGATGCGACGCACTTCGATATCCCCTTCCCGTACATTGCTCAAGGTCACGTTCTCGTTTATAAAAACGGTACACTATTATCACAATCTACTGCTTCGGTAGTAGGTGACTATCAATTTGACGCTTCTTTATCTAGTCGAATCATTCTAACCACACCCGCCGCTATTGGTGATTCAATGGTGTTCCAACGTGAGACTTCTCCGGGAACACGACTTGTGGATTATCAGACGGGATCAGTTCTTTCTGAAGAGATTCTCGACCAAGATAGTTTGCAAGGATTTTACCTAGCACAAGAAGCGAACGACATTAAAGAAGTTGCGATGGCTCGTAACTCTGCTAACAATTGGGACGCTGGTACATCTCGTATTATTAACTTGGCAACCCCGGTGGACGACACCGACGCTGCTAATAAATCATACGTTCTCTCTGCTACTGCCACACAAGTATCAACTGCAACCGCTCAAGCAGTTATTGCAACTGCTCAAGCTACACTAGCTGAAGGATACGCGAGTGATTCGTCAGGTGCTACTGCGGACAAAGTTGCGGCTGAAGCTGCAAAAGTTGCTGCGGAAGCGGCACAAGTCGCGGCAGAAGCGGCTCTGTCTGTTGCTGGACTTCCGGGAACATTAACTGCTAATTATTTCTTAAAAATTAATAGTGCGGGGACGGGCTATGATCTTGTTAACTCTGTAGCAGTTCCTCAATTCTTTGGACTTAAAATGTCAACAAGTGGTCAAGAAATCATAGTAGATTATGGTGTGATTGACGCTGACGTAAATGATTATAAAACTTGGACACTTGGTGAGAATATCGCATTTGGTGTGGATACTTCTAATAACTTAGCATACACCATCTAAAGGAGACGATTATGCAAATTGACTATACAAAGATCGGCTACCGTTGGAAGGGTGAGTATTCTTCCACCACGACCTACGTTGACGGAGACGTTACTCGTAAGGACGGGGGGATGTACGCTTACAACGGAACTACGTGGGTTAAACATGTAGAAGATCAACAAAACGGTACGGCAAAAGGTGAGATACTTACGCCCGATGACACGACAGTAGTGTCTGGTATTGTAGACCAAACTCTTGAAATTAACGGTCTTGGGACGCCTGAGTTTGCTTTCCCAACCGACAACCCTCGTCGTGTAGGTGTCGCAAAGCTTCCTAAAATGGACTATGCAGACAACTCTGGTACGGGGTGTTATCAAAATATGTATTTTATTATGTCTGATGGTACAGTTATGGGAGTTGGGCGTACAATTTATGGCGCACTTGGTGGTAAAACACGGGCAGATCAGAACACTAACAGACCGACTCAAATTCATTTCCCCGCTGGTGCTGGGCGTATTGTGGATGTATATCCAAGAGGACACCATTGCCATGCGATTGATCATTTAGGTAAAGTCTGGGGTTGGGGTTATAACAACTTTGGACAAATTGGTCGCAATGGAACAACAAATCAATGGACTCCGGTTCTAATTAATGGACAAGGTGACCTTCCCGCTGATGCAAAAGTAACTGATGTTTATACGAACAATGGTGAAGCCGCCGCCTATTCTACAGTTTTTAGAACCGACGATGGTCGAATGTATTATACGGGTAAAAATAGACAATCTTGTGCTGGGACTCAAACAAATAATAGTGGGGACTACAACATCACTACTCCCACATTGATGGTTAAATCAGCGGAAGTGCCGATGGTTAGAGCTTATTTAGCTGGTGGTGATTACATGGTAACTGTGTTGAAAGACGCGACCGGTAAAATGTATATTTGTGGTGAATACAATAGCGCGGGTAATTACGTATACCCCGTGGCTGATTGGCGATCCGCTAAACATACTTTAATTTCACAAACTGCCGTATACCCCGCAAAAGATTTTGTGTTTCATGGTTCTTACTTTCACGGGTCTGGAACGGGTGAATATCGCACCGCCGTTATATTATTTGAAAACGGCGAAATAATGCATTGGGGCGGTAATGAAGGTGGATACGGCGTCACCCCAAAGGTTTATCATCCCGGTGGTATGATTGCCGATGGACGTGCAAATGGAAACAATTGGAAGCAAATACGTTGTTGGAACGGTAACTATTCAACCATGATGGGCATTAAAAATGATGGCTCAATGTGGTACATGGGATACATGACGGGAACGGGAACGGGCGGGACTGCCGCAGCGGTCGGTTCAATAGCCAACGTCTGGACACGCTTAACCGAATTTGGTTACAATAATAAATATTTTGTAACACAAGGTATTAATTATGGTCGTTTTTGGATGGTCGAAAAGACTAACGGATCATTCATGGTCGGAGGTTATAACCTGACGGGAGTGGGTGGCAACGGTACTATTTTAAGTGGTTATAGAGGTAGTGAGTATGACACCTTGATGAGACTTAATAAACCCATTAAAGAATGGGTCGTTGGTGGCTACTGTCAACAAGCCTCAAGCTACAACACTTGGTATGGTTTAGGATACGATGGAAACGTCTATTCAACCGGCTACGATAATTATGGTCAACTTGGTCGTGAAGATGAGCAAGAGTATGGCACAACCCCCTCACCCGTTAAATTTTAAGGAAATAAATAATGGCAACAATTTCACTAGGTAAAGTAGCGTTTAGCTGGAAGGGTGTTTACGCCCCCGCTACAACGTATAATAAACAAGATGTAGTCTCGTATAACTCAAGCACATATGTGTGTGATACTGATGCGACTACCGGCGTCAACCCTTCAACTGTAACGGGGACATTGGTTGCGACGACAACAAACCACGTTCTAACTGTCGGTGTAGTTGGTGGTGATAATAAATTATTTGTAGACGGAACACAACAAGACACATTACATCTGTTAAAAGGTGGAACTTATGTGTTTAATGTTGCTGATTCGACTATGACCGGACACCCTTTAGCTTTCTCTATTACGGCTGATGGAACACATGGAAGTGGTGTGGCGTATGTGACCGGTGTTACATCGTCGGGAACGGCTGGTAATATCGGGGCAACAGTTACAATTGTAACAAGCGCCACTACTCCTAACACTTTGTTTTATTATTGTGCTTCTCACGCTGCAATGGGTGGACGCGCAAACGTAAAGTACACATCCTCGACCGTAGCTTATGGCACGGGTTGGGCGTTGATGGCTCAAGGTGTTGACAATATAACTAATAATCCCGGTGATCTTATATATTATAATGGCACATCATTGACTTCATTAAGTTCAGGTGCGCCCGGAGATGTTTTAAAGATTGATACAAATGGGTTTCCATATTGGGGAACTAGTGATAGTCGAGCCGGAATGCGGGTGATTGGGCATCAAGACCCATTGTCTAATGTAATGTACCGTAAAGGTAATGCCCTTATGGACGACGGAAGTATCAGGTTTTGGGGACGTGGTGAAAACTGGTGTCCGGGACGTGGTGTAGACATCTATGATAGAAGTTATCCTACGGCAGTTGCTTTCCCATTTGGCTCAAAAAAGATGACTTACATTTGTGGTATGTATGATCACGGATCAGTCTCTATTGATGAAGATGGTGGCTTCTGGGCTTGGGGTCAGAACGACTACGGAGAGGTTGGTCGTGGTAATGTCACGGACACACATGTTCCATACTATTGTTCAGGAGAGTCAGCTAACTCCATTAACGGTAAGATAGTCACACAATACGCAGCAGCTGGTGGTAATCGAAATTACATGTCAAATCATGTGTTGTGTAGTGACGGTACAGTCCACGCCGCGGGTTATAATGCTTATGGTCAAATTGGAAATGGGAATACTACAAATTCATATCGCTTTGTTCAAGTAAGTGGACTAACAAGTATTACTAAAATTGCTAAAAGTGATTGCCAACATAGTCATCTCTTGGCTCTTAAAAGTGATGGTAATGTTTATTCTTGGGGTTATAACAACACGGGTCAACTAGGACAAGGAAATACTACTAACTTGAGTACCGCCACGTTGATTAGTTATTTCTACGATAATGGTATCACAATAAGAGACATAGGAACGGGATGTAGTACATCAGGTCTTTCATACGCTATTGATGATGCTAATAACTTATACACATGGGGTTACAATGGTTATGGTAATCTTGGCTATGGTGGCACAACTAACCAATATACACCGACTCTTGTTCTTTCTAATGTGTCAAAAGTTTGGATGAGAAATCCTGACTATAACAACACGTTTGCTCTTAAACTTGATGGCACATTGTGGGCAACCGGCTACAATGGCTATGGTCAATTAGGTGTAGGCGCTGATACAACACAACGTACCGGATTTACTGAATGTTTTGCTGATCCTAATGGAAACGATGTGACTGCTGAATTAGAATCATTTGGTTTGGCGGGACGTTCTCCAATTGTAGATTTTCAAAATGGTGGGGCGGGATCGTATGGATTCACCATTGTGTTACTTGCAGATGGCTCAATGCACTCTGTCGGGTATGGCGGTAACGGACAACTAGCACAAGGAAATACCTCTAGCACGACGTATTGGTTTACACCCGTATTAATGCATCGTAAGAAAGCGGAAAGTTTCTATGTAGTTGGCTCTGGTTCTGAAGGCGGTCTGTTTGTCAAAATGACCGACGGCACGATGTATGGTTGTGGATACGCTGGTGAATCTCAGTTACCTGATGATGATGATGAGTATTCAACTACACTTATGCCAATCGCATTTTAAGGGGTGTATATGAAGCTATCTCAAGAACAGACTGCACAACTTAAAGTGCAATTAGAATTGGAGGCACATGAAAAAGAATGTGCCATCCGATATCAATCCGTCGAAGACAAATTGACCGCACTTGATAAACGTTTGTGGCGTCTCGAAGCTATGATCATGGGGAGTACTCTTGCGTTTATCGCGCTGACATTTGTTATCGTAAGTAAAATCGTCTAAACATAGGGAGCAAAAATGTTAGTAGAACTAGCGGCGGCTAACGCGGCTTTTTCTATCATTAAACGCGCCCTCTCAAATGGTAAAGAACTCATCGATTGTGGAAAAGCAGTCGGTGAGTTCGTCAATGCCAAAGATGCACTAGCACAAAAAGGTAATCGGAAAAAGAATTCATTTTGGTCAAGGGTTGGCGGTAAGGATGGAAATGATCTGGAGGAGTTTATGGCCCTAGAGAAAATAAATCAACATGAAACAGAGTTAAAAGAAGCAATGATTTACACCGGACGCCCCGGTCTTTGGCAAGATTGGGTTCGATTCCAAGCTGAAGCTAGAGTTGCGCGAGTGACTGCTTTAAAAAAAGCACAACGAGAACACGACAAGATGGTTGACACAATTTGTCAAATTATTCTATGGGTTTTAGTCCTTACGGTTGTGTGTGGTGCTGGGTTTATGGGCATCGTCTGGTATAAAACTCAATATATTTAAGGAGACGATATGATTGGCTTAGTACTGAAAGGTTTATTCGGTGTCGCAAGTAGTGCCATTGAGGGCTACGTAGACACTAAGAAAGCTAAAGCTAAACAAGCTTTGGTGAAGATTGAAGCTGAAACTTCTGTCATGGAAAAACAAATTACCGGGGAGATTGCTTGGGACGTGGAAGCCGTTAAAGGTTCTCGCGAAAGTTGGAAGGACGAATATTTAACAATTTTGTTCAGCATTCCACTTTTACTATGCTTTATTCCTTTTACTGTTGAGTACGTTGAGAGAGGCTTCCAAGCTTTGGCATTAACTCCTGATTGGTATAAATATACTTTAGGAGTAATTGTTTCTGCATCGTTTGGAATCAAAGGTGCAACTAAAATGTTTGGAAGGAAAGGGTAATGATTGAATTTGTGCTTGTGTTTATGATGGGATTACGTGTCATAGATCAAACACAAACTTTTGAAGACATCGATAGATGTTTGTACTTTGCTGAACGATTAAATAAACAACCTTCTATACCACAAAAAGAAGGTGCAAATTTACAAATAACCGCGTATTGTAAACCAAGAAAAAAGGGATAAGTATGAGTCTTTATAAAAATATTAATGCACGAAAGAAGGCGGGGACATCTCGTACTAAAGCAAAGTCAACAGTTACTAAGAAGGCTTATTCAAATATGAAAGCGGGTTTCCCGAAGAAAAAAAAGGGGGCATAGATGAACACACCTTGTGTAGGCATTTGTCGTCTCAACGACCAAGGGATATGCCTAGGGTGTTTTCGGACTATCCAGCAGATCAAAGACGCGTACAACAAAGACACCACTAAAGAATGGCAAAAATTGTATGGCGAAATTAAAACTAAAGGAGTAAGTTGAAGTCGAATGGATTTAGAAGTAATTGGAATCATTGGTCTGTTTATGCAGACATTAACCATGATTGCCGTGTTTATGAATACCGCAATTAATATTGTTTATAGGAGAAATCAAGATGCCAAAAGTGGGAAGTAAAGCGTATCCTTATACGCCAAAAGGGAAAGCCCAAGCTAAAATTGCAAAAGCAAAAGCAAGTAAATCAAAACCAACTACAAAGAAAAAAGGGTATTAAAATGAAAGATACCGCTGAATTAAGAGACGAGTTATACAAACGTCTAAAAAAAATTATTATCAATGATGATGAACTATCGCCATCAATGGTGTCCGCAGTAACTAATTTCTTAAAAACATTTCCACCGTTTGAAGAAGTTGAAGACCTCCCAACCGCTAAGAAAATTTCAGCAAGCTTGGAAAAATATGGAAAGGTGATGCCTTTTGAAGTACCGACAAAGGAGAATGATAAATGGCAATAACATCTGGATTAGCAAATTCTCAATCAACGCCTAACACAATGAGGCGACCAACTGATCCACTTAAAGTTGAGGCTGCAGCTAAAGCAAAAAGTGATTTACTTTTAACTGCAAAACAAATTTCTCAGCAGAAAAAGAAAAAGATGAAAACAAAAATGAAAATTGATAGCGCAGCAAGTATGTTGCAATCAGACGCTCCTGACCCTAAGACAAGCATCGAAGGTTATTTACGGATAGGCAAACGCCAATACACTTAAACAATGCGCCCGTAACTCAGCCGGATAGAGTGCTAGTCTACGAAACTAGATGTCAGGAGTTCGAATCTCTTCGGGCGCACCAAAACGGAGATTGGCGCAGTCTGGTAGCGCATTCGCTTTGGGAGCGAAGGGTCGTTGGTTCGAATCCAGCATCTCCGACCAATTAGAGGGTGCTTATGCCCAGACCCCCCCTTTGTATATACTATACGTATAGGAGACGATATGTTAAAACCTTTAATGTTAGAGGGAGAACCTCATTGGGTACAAACGTTCCCGGTAGAAGTTCATGGGGCATTTGAAGACTTTAGAAACTTCTTGTTTATCGCATGGAAACATCTAGGTCTACCTGACCCGACTCCGGCACAATATCAAATAGCACATCGACTACAATTCGGTGTAGATACATCAGAAGATAAGAAGACCATAGACCCTTACCAGCCACGTGAAGACATCATTAGGTGTTTCCGTTCACTAGGTAAGTCTTACATCACGTCAGCGTACGCTATATGGCGTCTAATGCGTAATCCTAGGGACGAGAAGATACTCGTTGTGTCTGCTACGGGTTCTAAAGCTAAAGAGTTCGTTGCTCAGACCAAAGGTATCTTAGAATCTATGGAGATTGTCCAATGGTTGTTGGATGGTAAACGTGAGTCCGGAGCAACACGACGTGACATGGCTGATCAATTCGATGTAGCCGGTGGTTCATTGTCACAATCATATAGTGTAGCAGCCAGAGGTATCACCGGGCAGATCACGGGATCACGTGCGACTCTATTAGTTGCGGATGATATCGAAGTTGAACGTAATAGTTTAACTGAAGAGGCACGTAGTAGGATTGTACGTATCATTCAGTCTGACTTTGTACCTATTACTAAAACAGAACATGGTAAGGGAGACATTATTCTCTTAGGAACACCACAGACGGAAGAGTCTGTGTACAACAAACTAGTATCAGAGATGGGCTTTAGGTGTTTTACAATACCGGTTAGATATCCCACCGTTGATAAGTTAAAGAATTATATAATCACCGACACTCAAACGGGTGAAGAGGTGAACATTCTTGCGCCATACTTACGTCATATGTTTGACAAAGAGGAAACGTCCTATGGTCAAACTACTGACAGTCGTTTTGGTGAGCAAGAGTTACTGAAAATTGAATCTAAAGGTCGAGCATCGTTCGCGTTGCAGTACATGTTGGATACATCGTTGAGTGATGCAGAGCGTTACCCATTGAAACAACACGACCTGATCGTTATGTCATGCAATCCATTAAAAGCACCACTAACTGTGCAATGGGGAAGACACAACGACAAGAACAACTACGTCAAAGACATACCAAACTTAGGGTTCTCCGGGGATCACTTCTTACGTCC